CTTGTTAACAGGCATCATGGCTAGAGTGCCAATTCGGTGGGGATTGACAGGAACAATACCCAAAGAGAAGTTTGAAAGCCAAGCCCTCCTGGTTGGACTTGGTCCAGTTATTAGCAAGCTGTCAGCCAGCGAGCTACAGGACAGAGGTGTGCTAGCACAGTGCCATGTCAACATTGTGCAGTTGATCGACCACGTGGAATACAGCAACTATCAAAGTGAGCTCAAATACTTGCTTGAGGAGTCTGGCAGACTGGACACCATGGCTGATCTAGTGCGTAGAGTCAACGAAACAGGTAACACGCTTGTGCTGGTGGACAGAACAGAATGCGGTAGACAGCTAGTAGAACGACTTGGTGAAGGCGCTGTGTTTGTATCCGGTGCTACCAAGGGCAAAGAAAGACAAGAACATTATGACGAAGTGGCTGATGCAACAGATAAAATCATTGTGGCAACTTATGGAGTGGCTGCTGTGGGTATTAATATTCCCCGTATTTTTAATCTGGTGCTTATTGAGCCTGGCAAGAGCTTTGTTAGAGTCATTCAGTCAATTGGTCGTGGTATTCGCAAAGCCGAAGATAAAGATCATGTACAGATCTGGGACGTGACAAGTACCTGCAAATTTGCCAAGCGTCATTTGACCAAGCGCAAACAGTTCTATAAAGAAGCCAACTATCCCTTTACAGCAGAGAAGCTGGATTGGATGAAGATAAAATAATTGACAACGCACAACTAAGATGTTATTATAGTAGCATGAGAATACTTACATTAGACAATCAACACTACGACCTAGACCATTTGCCTGAAGAGGTAGATGATATGAGGTTTGCCATACTAGACAATTCAAACCCACTAGATCCTGACTATCATTTCATTCCACTGATATTTTTAGAATCCTTTAACTCTCCTGCACTAGTACTACGTATTGGAGACAACACTATTCGTATGCCCATGGACTGGCAAATTCTAATTGGAGAACCAGACGTTGGGGATCTAGAAGTGTTACCGTTAACAAGCATTAACGATCGCGGATTCAAAGCATTCCAATTTAATCCGTTAAGCAGTTTCCGTCCTAGCTTTCCAGACATTGAAATTCTAGATGTGTACCATGAAGTGTCGTGGTATGCACCCAAGCTCAAGAATGGTCAGATGCTAAGTGTGCCCATCACAGACGGCAACGAACCGGACTGTGTGTACTTTGTGAAAGACGTTAGCCGTAACTGTGAGATCGTTGACTACAACAAGGCCTGGTGATGTTTAAAGAACCTGAACTGATCAGTTTAATCAAACGTATGATTGCAATGTATTCTGAAAGCTACCCAGAAGATCGTGAACAACTAGAACGATTTCAACGCTGGGCATTAAACGCATGGGGTTATAAAGATGACGGGAAATCTTAAACCAGGCGCAACATACATCTATGAACGTGCCGATGGTATTGTGTATGCACGAGAGTCGGGCGCCGATCCAAGCACACGTCAAGTAGTGGGATACGAATCAGGTGCGGAATACGATCCCATAAACGGACACAAGATAGACTACGATAAGAGAACAGCAGATGGCAGACCCTTGCACAAACATCTAATGGAAGATAAGCTGTGGGGCGAGATTAGACGTGCCGCAAAGACCAATCCTACTTTACAAGACACACTAGATCGTGCTATAATGATCTACCAACTGAGCAAAACAAATGAGTGAAAAGTTAACTATTGCTAACGAGATGAAAATGTTTGATCGCAAGGTTAGAAACTTCTACGACGAACTAACAGATGAAGAACGCAAGAAGTTTGCTCCGTTCCTGATGATACGTTGGGGCAGTGCTGTAGAAGGATCACGAGAGCTTCAAGAGTTTTATGTAATTGCCACCAACGAGCGCCTAAACAAACACTTCTTTAACATCAACTCAACACGCCATTGTAAACTGCAATGGCTTATGGCTACCAGTGTGAGTCCAGACTTAGGTACATTCCGACACAACTGGATTGCGCCCAAGAAGAAAGAAGCTGGCGCAGGTACAATGAAAAAGCAACTAGCAGAGTTGTTCCCACATTACAAGACAGATGAGATAGACTTGCTGGCATCCATCACAACTAAAAAAGAACTAGATGAATACTTGCGTAAGCATGGAACCGACAAAAAGTAAATTCGTTTGCGAGTTTTGCAAAAAAGAGTTTGCTCGCGAAAGCTCTATAGTTAGCCACATGTGTGAAGCCAAACGGCGCAGGCTTGAGTCTGGCGAACGTGGAGTTCAACTGGGCTTGCAAGCATATACACATTTTTATAGAATAGTACAAGGTGGTGCCAAGAACAAAACGTTCAATGACTTTGCAGACAGTCCTTACTACAAGGCGTTTGTTAAGTTTGGTCGCTACTGTGTAGACACCCATGTGATAAATCCACCACGCATGATTGACTGGTTGTTGAAGAATAACAAAAAGATTGACAACTGGTGCAGTGACAGGATCTACACAGAATACTTGTTGTTCTATTTGCCATCCGAAGCAGTAGATGATGCACTAGCTAGAGCAGTAGAGTACAGTTTAGATTGGAATGAGAAAACAGGGTATCCGGCACATGACTGCTTGCGATACGGCAACTCCAATGCCGTATGTTATGCAGTAACAAGTGGACGTGTTAGTCCGTGGGCAATTTATAATTCAGAGTCTGGCCAACAGTTCCTTAGTGAGCTGAACACAGAGCAAGTGTCTATTGTATGGCCCTATATTAACTCTGATGTATGGCAAAAGAAGTTTAAAGAGCACCCTAAGGATCAACAGTATGCTCAAGAAATTTTAACAAAGGCAGGATGGTGATATGATCGAAGGAATAATACCCGGCGCAGGGTTAGTAACCACAGGCGGCGGCCCTATGCAGCCGTATATAAGCCCGGGCTCTCAGAGCGCTGGAATGCTACGCTACAATTCTGGATCAAGAAATATAGAAGTGTATGACGGTGTTGCCTGGCTGCTGTTGTCCAGCGGTCATGCTCACATAAGCCTTGACGGCCCAACACAGGAAGCTGTTCAGTGGGTGCGTCACAAGATGGAACAAGAAAAACGCCTGGCGGAGTTGGCCAAAAAACATCCTGCACTAGCAGACGCACTTGCCGCACATGCGCAAGCCGAAGAACAAGTTCGTATTGTGACAGCATTAGTAGACACAGTATGAGCGCAGATATTGACATTGACTTTGCTGACAGAGATAGTGTGTTGAAACTTATTCAGCACACGCCCGCACGACTAGAGCTCAGTGACAATGTGGCTAGAAAACACAACTCTGGTGTGTATGTAACAGAGATACCGTTTGATCCTGTAACCAACTGTGCTGCAATTGATTACGAGTCAGCAGAAGCTCGTGGCTACTTCAAGTTGGACTTTTTGAACATGAGTGTTTACGCTCTGGTGCAAAGTCCAGAGCACTATGAGCAGATGTTGGCTGCAACGCCACCTTGGCAGCGACTGTGGACAGATCCAGAATGGGCCAAACAACTTGCACACGTGGGCAATTACACTGATTTGTTAAAGGTAATGCAGCCAGATTCTATCCCCAGACTGGCCGCTTTTATTTCAATTATTAGACCTGGCAAAGCACACTTACAAAACCGGCCCTGGATCGAAGTGTTTGCAAGTGTATGGGATGGTGATACAACTCGGGGATATACATTTAAAAAAGCACATGCGATTTCATATGCGGCCTTGGTAGCACTACATATGAACTTAATCAACACGCCGGACCAGGGTAATTGACTTGCGCTTGCTCTTTTTGCGAGCAATGTCCATTAAACTACACACAGGGCCGTGTAGAATTTCTAGGTCCTTGTTGCTAAACGTTCGCAAGGTACCACGGAATCGATCCCATTCTCCTCGCAAAAATATGTTGATTGGAATAGAATGATTACTCTCCCACCACCAAGTGTTAGCTAGCTCTAAAAAAACTATCTTATCATGTTGTTCAACAACACTTCCAAAGTCGTAGATGGTTGTAACCGCGTCATCGCGATTTTGTACAATACCTACATATTCATTGCTTGCGTACACGCACAGCGTTATGAAAGGGTACTTTTCAGCTAGTTTTGCAAAGATATCATTGCCCATAAATATTAATCGAGGATCCTATGTATTCAACCACCGTTTACTTATACCAGCAAATTACCAAAGTATTATTGATTGACACCGGTGGTGGCTATTTCACAGCGAGGTATGACCCAGTGTATGCAAAAACTTTAACCATTAACAAAGGCGTTGATAACGTTCTTTTGTTTGAATTTATCAACCAAGATCAAAAACCTGTAAACGTTACAGGCAGCACATTTGTGTTTCGTTTGATCACACAGAATGGTGATGAATTACTGTTGTCCAAGGACATGGAAATACTCAGTTCTGCTCTAGGCAGAGTCAAGGTAGTACTAAACACAGCAGACACCATTAACTTCCAGGCACAGCCCGCTAGCTATTCAATACAGCGCTCGCAAGGCAGCTATGTGCAGGCAGCATTTGTTGATGATAACTCTGGTGCCAGAGCAGACTGTGACATTGTGGATTCAATCCTGCCACAATTCCAAGACAGTGCTAACTTGACCATCCCGTCCATCTATGGACCAACTAGTTGGCCAACTGCTCCGCCCAACAACAACTGGCCGGACTGGGCATTGACACCGCAGCCAATTAATGCTACCCAAACAACAGAATACTATTCTAGCCAAATCCCCACAACAGGCGCTAGCTTGACCACAATCAAGATGGATCTCACACACTATACTGGTACAATCAAGGTAGAAGGTGCCGAAGACTACGAAGCGGCATGGTACAACGTGACAGACAGCACAGAGTATTTGAACTACACAGGAACCATTTATATCAATGTGCTTGGATTCCATCCGTTGTTACGAGTGGCGTTTAACCAAAGTTATGGTTGGGGAGCTCAAGCAAGTGCCACTGTTGTGGATGGTGTTGTTACTGGCATTACAGTAAACAATCCTGGTTACGACTACATTGCAGCACCTAATGTTGTAATTGTAGGTAACGGTGCAGGTGCAACTGCTACTGCTACGTTGGGCGCAAGTGGCGGCTGCGGTCCTATCACAGTGACTGATGGTGGTGCAGGATACTGGCCAGTGACATTTGGCAATCCTGTCATGGCAGGTGTTGTCATAAACAACGGAATTGTTACCAATTTGATGTACCGCTAGTAATAAATCTGTTATAATTAACAGATGCTAGACATCTTAAGTTATCTACCTGCAAAGCGCAAGCAAACACCCTCTGGGTGGCTCAGCTTCAATGCGCCTTGTTGTCAGCATAACGGCGGTACAGTTGACAAACGTGGTCGTGGCGGACTCAAAGCCACAGACGATGGCTGGAGCTATCACTGTTTCAACTGTGGCTTTACTGCCAGCTTTACATTAGGTCGCACTGTTAGTTACAAGGCCAAACGATTCCTGGGATGGATAGGCGTACCAGAAAATGAAATTGAACACCTTAACTTAGAAAGCCTGCGTCACAAAAGCATACACGGCTTGATTGATGATCGTGCAAAGATGTTTCAGGTATTGTCGGATGTTAAGTTTGAAGAAGCAGACGACTTTCCGCCTTATTCTGAAGTTATAACTCCAGAGTATCCGCTGTACTGGGATTACATTCGCAAACGATGTGTGCCGGAAGACTTTCCGGTAATGACAGCTATCAAGAACGATGGCGTCCACTGGGTTAGACCATTTGTACTGGTACCGTTTACATTTAAAAACACAGTGGTAGGTTGGAGTGCTAGATTCTTAGATAACAGATCTCCCAAGTTCATCAATCACTCACAGCCTGGATATGTGTTTGGTACAGATTTACAACGGCCAGACTGGCAACATGTGTTAGTAATGGAAGGCTTGTTTGATGCACTGAGCATTGATGGGCTAGCAGTCATGCACAATACAGTTAGTGACAGCCAGGCCAGACTTATTCGCAGCCTCGGCAAAGAAGTCACAGTGGTTCCAGACCAAGACAAGGCAGGCCTAGAACTAATTGAACGTGCAGTAGAGCTAGGTTGGGCAGTGAGCATACCTAACTGGGAACCTGGTGTGAAAGATGTAAACGATGCAGTGATAAAGTACGGCAAGTTAGGAACGCTACTAACTATACTTGAAGCTAGAGAAACCAGTAAAATTAAGATAGAAATAAGGAAGAAGCAACTTGCTAAAAGATTATTCAGTTGACGTACAGCGTTTGTTTTTAGAGATGATGTTAGAGGATGCACAAAGTTATGTGCGTGTGCAAAACATTTACAATCCTGAGAACTTTGACAAAAGTCTGCGACCGGCGGCTGAGTTCATCAAAGACCACTCGGCCAAGTACAGCACATTGCCAGACAAGGTACAAATTGCGGCAGCAACAGGTGTTAAGTTACAGGTAGTACCAGACTTGAACGAAGGGCACTTTAACTGGTTCATGGAAGAGTTTGAATCGTTTACCAAGCGCCAAGAACTTGAACGTGCTATTCTTAAAGCAGCCGACTTGTTGGAGAAGGGCGACTTTGATCCTGTGGAGAAACTGATCAAGGATGCTGTGCAAATTTCGCTTACTAAAGATCTAGGCATGGACTTTTGGGCTGATCCGGAAGCCATGTTTACCAAGTACTTTGATGCAGGTGGACAGGTGAGCACAGGTTGGCAGCAGATGGATAGACTGTTGTATGGTGGCTTTAGTCGTGGTGAACTAAACATCTTTGCAGGTGGATCTGGATCTGGCAAGAGCTTGGTCATGATGAACATTGCACTTAACTGGGTACAACAAGGCTTACACGGCGTGTACATTTCACTAGAACTGTCAGAAGAACTAACTGGCTTGCGTACAGCAGCCATGTTGACTGAAATGAGTACCAAAGACATTCGCAAGGACAAAGGAACAGCGGCACTAAAAGTCAAGATGGTAGGACGCAAAGCAGGCAGCTATCAAGTCAAAGCATTGCCTGCACAAAGCAACATCAATGACATCCGTGCGTTCTTGAAAGAGTATCAAATTAAAACAGGGCACAAGGTTGACTTTATGATGGTTGACTACTTGGACTTGCTGATGCCAGTTAGTGCCAAAGTCAGTCCCAACGACTTGTTTGTGAAAGACAAGTATGTGTCAGAAGAATTGCGTAACCTGGCCAAAGAGCTACAAATCCTAATGGTAACTGCATCGCAGTTGAATCGAAGTGCTGTGGAAGAGATTGAATTTGATCACTCGCACATTTCGGGTGGTATTTCAAAGATTAACACAGCTGATAACGTGTTTGGTATCTTTACAAGTCGTGCTATGAAAGAGCGTGGCAAGTATCAGATCCAGTGTATGAAGTCTCGAAGCTCGACCGGCGTTGGTCAAAAAATTGATTTGGAGTACAACATTGAAACTATGCGCATTACTGATGAAGGCGGAGACGAAAATGGCTACAACAAGCCACAAAGCTCTATCATGGAAAGTATCAAAGCCAAGAGCCAGGTCAAGGCTGCTGATGCCATCGAAGGCAATTCTACTAAGTGGGAACGACCAACAGGAACTCCGGCCTGGGAACAACCTGCAAAAGTCAACGCAGACGTTCAAAGCGCCAAGCTAAAGCAACTGCTAGGACAGATCAAGCCAAGTTAATATGAGCATATACTGTCCAATGATCCATAACGGATTGAATATAAATTTAAAAGGTTTGTCGGCACAACCTGCATTTAACCAGTGTTGTTTGTCTTCAACTCCGTTATCGATTATTGATGACA